GCTGGAACAATGCCCAGGACACCGACCTGATGCCGCTCAACGCGGTGCTGATGCTGGAAGAGCATTGCGGCGTCGCCGTGGTCACCAGCGTCATGGCCGAGCTCAACGGGCGGCGCCTTGCCGACGAGACCGAGGCCACTCGGCAGAACCCCGATGTTCTCTCCGCCTATGCTGAAGCAGTACGCCACGCCGGCGAGGTCATGAGCGCCGGCGCCATAGCTCTGGCCGACGGCAAGGTGACGCCCGCCGAGGCGCTGACCGTCGATCGTGCTGTCTCTGTGCTCGAGCGCGGGCTTTCGGATTTGCGCCAGACGCTTGCCCACGTGCGGGCCGGCGATCTCAAGGTCGTCGGCGGGGAGGGCAAGTGATGGCCTCCGTCTTCAAGGGCCAATCCGCGGGCAAGTCGGAGCAAATTGTCCTTCTCTCGACGCCTTCGACGACGGACGCAAGCGCGGTGCAAGCTCTGTTCGAGGCGCATCGCCGCAAGGTCGACAAGGCGTTTGGTGTGCCGCGTAGCATGCTCGGGCGCGATCACATGCTGACGTCCGTCTTTCCAGCCGCCGCCGTCCCCTCGTTCCGGATCCTCGGCGCACGTCTGGCTCTGGCTGAGGTTGCCGCGATGGATGCCGTGGAGGGACGGGCAGGCTTTGCCCGGTCACCATTGTCGAGGTTCGACAAATGATCGTGTCCGTCAATCAAAGCCAGCCCAGCGCCCTGCGTCCGGTCACGGTTCCCGCTGCCATGGAAAAGCCGGTGCTGCGCGGCGATCGCCCGCATCTGGGCTGGGTGGAAATCTCGAAGCTTCGGATCGACGACCGCTACCAGCGGCCGCTGCAGCGGCACAACTGGGATGCGATCGGCCGCATTGCCAAATCATTCGACTGGAGCCTGTTCACGGTTGTCGATGTCGCACCGATCGGCGACCAGCTGTTTTCGGTGATCGACGGGCAGCACCGGGTGCACGCGGCGCTGATGGTTGGTATCGACAAGGTTCCGGTGCGCATCGTTGCGCAGCCGCTCGAAGGTCAGGCCCGCGCCTTCATGGGCATCAATGGCAATGTGACGGCCATCTCGACCTTTCACGTGCTGCGCGCCAGCCTGACTGCAGGCGAGGCCTGGGCGGTGGAAGCCGACCGGGCGATCACCCGCGCCGGATGCCGGCTGATGACCTCCAATCGCGCCACCCATGAGCGCAAGCCCGGCGAAGTCTATGCTGTGCAATGGGTGCGTGGTCTCGCCGAGCGCGACGGCGGTGCCGACGCCTGGGCGATCGCGCGGCTCGAAATTGCACTGTCGAGCCTCAAACAGAGTGTAGAGGGCGGGGCCGACGCCGGTCTCTGGACCCATGTGATGCTGCGCGCCTGGTATGGCGCGGTTGATGGCCTTGACGATTATCTCGATGCGCCCGGCGCCGCAGGGGCGCTCGCCCGGTTTCTTGACCGGGAAGGGCTGGTCCGGCTGCTGGCCCGGGCCGAGGACCGGTACCGGCAGGCCAAGCGCGACGGCAAGCCATCGGCTGCGGTCTACCGCCTGTTGATGGGAGACTTGCAGGACCGGCTCGACCATGCCTTTCCGGACCGGTCGGCTTTCACGCGGGCAGGGGAGGCGGGGCGATGAGTGGGGCGCAAGTCTTCCTTGACGGTCGCGTGACACTTCATGTCGGGGATTGTCTTCCGATGCTAGCTGGCATGGATGCCGACAGCGTCGACTGCGTTGTGACCTCGCCACCTTACTGGGGATTGCGCGATTACGGGGTCGACGGACAGATCGGGCTGGAGCCGACGCTGGCTGAGCATCTTGCCGTCATGGTCGAGGTGTTCGAGCAGGTCCGGCGGGTGCTCAAGACGACTGGGACTTGCTGGGTCAATTATGGCGACTGCTACGCCACAAGTCCGAACGGGCGCAGCGCGGCCGACACGAAGGCATCCGGCAACGATGACCGGACCTTCCGCGACAAGCCGTTTTCGACGATCCAGGGCACCTTGAAGGCCAAGGACTTGTGCATGGTTCCGAACCGCTTCGCGATCGCGATGCAGGACGCGGGTTGGTATGTTCGGTCCGAGATCGTCTGGGGAAAGTCAAACCCGATGCCGGAGAGCATCAAGGACCGCCCCGCCACATCCCACGAGAAAATCTTCCTGTTTACCAAGTCGGCCCGGTATCACTACGACGCCGAGGCGGTTCGCCAAAACAGGGTGCAGGATGAGGACGCCAACGGCTTCCGAGGTGGCTCCTACGTCGGCGGCGTGCCAGGGCCGCGCCAAACGGTGGGCAATCGTCGAATCGATACCTCGACACTCTCCGGCGGCGCTTACGGGCGACATCATTTGGGTGAAGTCATCCCGAGCGGAGAGAGACACGAGAAGGCGAGGGCCTCGAAGATTGCCTCACCCCGGCATGCAGATCATATCTGTCACACGAAGCTCGACGGTACTCCGCGCGGGCTTGGACGCAACCTGCGCAATTACGAGCCGGCCCCGATCAGTGTCTGGCCAATTGCGACGCGCGCGTTTCCTGAGGCTCATTTCGCCACTTTCCCTCCAGAGCTTGCGGAACGCTGCATTCTCGCTGGCTGCCCGAAGGGCGGCGTTGTGCTCGATCCTTTCGGCGGGGCGGGAACCACGGCGCTCGTCGCGCTGCGCCATCAACGCCGGGCCGCGCTGATCGAGCTCAATGCCGACTATGCCGCGATGGCCCGCAGCCGAATTGAAAAGGAATGGCGAGCCGCGCCGGTGGCCGACGCTTCGCCCGATATCGGCCCGCTGTTTGACGGGGTGCCTGCATGACACCCTATCGCCCGGAGATCCGACTCACAATCGTCACCAACCACCCGGCGCGCGCTGTGCTGGCTGTACTCGGCGTCGAGATGGCACCCGCTTGGCTCGCGATCGTCACCACGCTCGAAGGCGTCCGGACATTGCCTGCTGGAGCAAAGGTGATCGGTCAATGGTTCGAGCCGCGCAAGCATCGCTCGGCGCTCGAATGGGCGTTTCAGACACGGCGGATTCAGGGAGACCTGATCGGCCTGTCGCTTGAGGATTGCGACAAGCTCGCCGCCTGGGCTGCGCGTCACCGCGACGCCGCAGGCGCGCAAGACAAGAATGTGCGCACGGGCATCGATTCAAGCCTGGCCGCCGCGACCAGCGGCATGGTGATCAGCGAACGGAGGATCTCATGAGCATCCATCTTCTCGTCGGCAGTCCGGCCAAGGGCTTCCCTTCGGCAATCAAGCAGCTGGGTATCGTGGCGCTGTGGCAGGCGGGGTTCGATCACGACGAGATCGGTGCGCAAGTGTCGCTGCATCCCTCGCGGGTTGCGAAAGTGCTCGACCTGGTGCGAGAGAAAACCGGCGCGCTGCGCCCGGCACATCCGGAGGCAATGCGATGACGGGCGGGCTTGGTTGTTCCTGGTTCATCGGTCCGTTTCCGCACATCGCTCGGCGGGTTCCCGGAGGGCCGTTCGGCAGTCCTTCGGCCATCGCACCGCATTTCGACGCGCTGGAGCCTGCGGAACAGGCCTCGGCGGTCAAGCTGATGCTGGAGCGCGGCGACGATGTCGGAGAGATCGCCGACTGGCTCGGCCTGTCGCGAGCGGCAATCGAGGCCATCAGCGTCCGGCACTGCCAGCTCATCAGCCCCCGCGGCGAGGGCGATGATGTCAAGCGCAGGCCCGGTTCGGGGCCGAAGCGCCGCGCGGTTTCATGCGCCGCGGTCGACCGTGCGCTCGATGACACGCTGCTGGCGATCGATGCGCTGCGCGCGAGGGCAGGCGGCGGACGCGAAGCCGCGTTCGACCTGACGCTCGAAGAGGTCTGCCAGGCGTGCGGCTTCGGGCTGGAGACAGCGCGGCGGCGGTTCAAGGAGCTTGAAAGCCGCAAATGGGTGCGCCGCAAGCTGCGCGCAGGCCTGCCCGCGCGGGTGACGATCGCGCTCGCGGGGCGCTGCAGGCTCGATGCGTTGGCGGGCAACAAGGGGAGGGCAAAGCCATGATGGCCCGGGTCCACCACGAGCCCCGGCCGCTCTACATCATCGCGCCGGATCTCTGGCAGTGCCGCAGAACCGCGCTGGCCCACGGGCTGGACCCGGAATCGCTTGGGGCGGTTCGTTGCATCACCTCGGCCTACCAGTTGCGTGGCACCCGGCCCGGCACGCCGTTCATCACCCACGGCCGCGATAACTGGGTGCGTGCCATGCCCGGCGTTTACGATCTCGATCAGACCATCGACCTGCTCACCCGAACCGGCCGTCTCCGCGTCGCCGGAAACGACGACATCGCCGCCGCGCGCGGGGAGAAGCAGGAGGCAAGAGCTTGAGCCGCCCCCTGATCATCGACTGCTTTGCCGGTGGCGGCGGGGCCTCCACCGGCATCGAGATGGCTCTCGGGCGCTCGCCGGACTACGCCATCAACCACGATCCGGTGGCTGTGGCCATGCATGCGGTCAACCATCCGGATTCGGTGCACCTGTGCCAGAATGTCTATCAGGTCGATCCTCTGGATCACTTCGCCCGCGCGCATATCGGCTTTGCCTGGTTCTCGCCCGACTGCAAGCACTTCTCCAAGGCCAAGGGCGGCGCGCCGGTGCAGCGGAACATTCGTGACCTGGCGTGGATCATCCCCGGATGGATCGAGCGGATCCAGAAATCGGGCGGCAAGGTCGACGTGGTGGCGATCGAGAATGTAGAGGAATTCCAGACCTGGGGCCCGCTGCTGACGACCGACAAGGGTCTGGTGCCGGATCCCGCCCGGAAGGGCGAGACCTTCCAGAAATGGTGCAAGAAGCTCCAGCAGTTGGGCGGCAAGATCGAATGGCGCGAACTCCGGGCCTGCGATTATGGCGCGCCGACAATTCGCAAGCGGGTGTTTATCCTGATCCGGTTTGACGGCAAGCCGATCGTCTGGCCGGAGCCGACGCACGGACACCCGGACAGCGAGGCTGTAAAGGCCCGGAGGCTCAAGCCCTGGCTGACGGCGGGGCGCGATGTGATCGACTGGTTGATCGTCTGTCCCTCGATCTTTGACAGCAAGGCGGAAATCCTGCTCAAGCACAATCTTCGCGCGGTGCGTCCGCTGGCGGGCAACACGCAGACCCGGGTGGCGCGCGGTATCAAGCGATACGTGCTGGACGCAGCAAGGCCATTTCTGGTCAACCTGACCCACGGGGCCAGGCTGGAGGACGCGGGCCAGCCAATGCGCACCGTGACCGGGGCAAATCGGGGCGAGAAGGCGGTGGTATCGCCGGTGATCACCTATGCCCAGCAAGGGGGCGCGGTGCGGGATCCGGGCGATCCGCTGCACACCGTGACGGCGTCGGCCAAGGATCAGAACGCGGTGATTGCGCCGCACCTGATGACCATGCGCAACGCCGGAAAGCCATTCCAGGGCGCGGACGAACCGGCCCACACGGTGACCGCCGGCGGGGCGGGGCTGACATGCGTTGCCGCCTCGCTGGCGCAGACGGGCTATGGTGAGCGGGAGGGACAGGCACCGCGCGCGCTCGATCCAGATGCGCCGCTCGGGACGGTGGTTGCCGGTGGCGTCAAGCACGCGCCTGTGGCGGCCTATTTGGCGGCGGGGTCACCCGGCCCGGATAAGAACAACCGCGCTGCAAAGAATAGCGAGCGCCATGAGGCCGACAAGTCCTTTACCGCGAAAGGTGAAGTGTTTGTATCTAAAGCTGAACATCGGGCGTGTCTCCTTGTGAACGATGGCTCGAGTTTCGATCAAGAGAAGGGGTGTCGGTTTTTCCCGGATGCTCCTGCCGTCGCTTTTCTTGCCCAGCACAACAATGACAGCCGCCGCGCTGGCGGTGTTAACCCCGGTCGCGATCTACGTGATCCTGTCTCGACGATCACGGCTGTGCCGCAGCAGGCGGTCGTTGCCGCCAACATGTTTTCGATGAAGGGCAGCGGCAGGCGGGCCAGCGGAGCCGATGAGCCGGCGCGGGTGGCGTGCACGGGCGGTGGTCAGTCCGCCATCGTGGCGGGTGCGGTGACCAAATACTACGGCACCGGCGACGGGCAGGAGCCCGGCGATCCGCTCCACACCGTGACCACCAAGGACCGTTTCTGCCTCTCGCAAGCCGCCCTCTGCGCTCCGCCCTTTGGGCCGGAACACCATGAGCGCGCCCGCGAGGTGGCGGCGTTCCTGCGGACGCACGGCTTCTGGGACGATCGCGAGTTTGTGACGCTCGATGTGGAGGGCGTCACGCTGGTGATGGTCGACATCGGCATGCGCATGCTCACGCCGCGCGAGCTGTTCAACGCGCAGGGCTTTCCGGATGACTATGAGATCGACCGGGATCTCGACGGCAATGTGTTCTCGAAATCCGATCAGGTTGGGCGCGCCGGCAACAGCGTCTGCCCGCCGTTGGCCGAAGCGATTGCGCGGGCAAATGTCCCGCACCTGGCGGCGTTCGAGGAGGCTGCGGAATGAGCGAGATCATCGACCTGTTCATCGCTCGCGCCCGGGACGTCTCGATTGCGGAAGCCGCGCCGCGGCTGGGGCTCACGCTCAAGGGCAGCGGCGCCGAGCAGGCGATGCCGTGCCCGCATTGTGGCGGCAAGGACCGCTTTGCGCTCAACACGGTCAAGAACAAGTGGAACTGCCGTGGCGGCTCGACCGGCGGCAATGATGCGATCGGCATGGCCGCGCACATTCTCGGCCTCGATGTCGGCCGGCGTCCCGAGTTCCTCGAGGCTTGCGGCGCGGTGCTGGGCAAAGCGGTGCCCGATGAGGCCGAACCGGTGAGCGAGGAACGGCGCGCGGAGATCCGCGCCGAGGCAGAGGTGCGGGCGGAACAGGCGGCGCGGGATGCGGCAGCGCGCCAAAGCGAGGCCAATGACTTCCGGGACAGGGAGTTGGCCAGGTGTCGCGGAATATATGAAGCTGCAGATCTGGGGAGCCGGCTCTTGGGCATGCGCTATCTGCATGCCCGCTCAGGCTTGCCGATCGAGGCGGGCGCTCACGCCTGCCGCGCAATCCGGCTTGAGCCGAAACTCTCCTACTGGCACGGCAAGGACGAGCGCGGCTACGCCCGTGATATCTGGTGCGGTCCGGCTTTGGCGCTGCCCTTCGTTGATGGCGGCGGCGAGCTGATCGGCATCCACCAGACATGGATCGATCTCGACAACGGTCCGAAATACAGGCCAGCGCTCTACGGCTTGAGCAAGACCGGCGCAGATGCCGGGCGCGAAGACCGGGCAGGGCCGCCGACCGCGCACTGGCCGTCACCCGCCGATCTGAAAGCCGGGTTCTATGAACCGCTCGCCACCAAGAAGATGCGCGGTTCGAAAAAGGGCGGGCTGTTGCCGCTGGCGGGCGACATGAGTGCCACGCGCTGGGTGGTGGGTGAGGGGGTAGAAAACGTGATCGCCTGGTTCGGCGCGGAATTGAATGAAGACCAGGATCTGGCCCTCTCCACCTTCTATGCTGCAGCCGGCGATATCGGTAACCTGGCGGGCCCGTCCGCGCGCACCGGCCGCTTCGCCCACCCGACAGCGACGAAGATCAACGCGAAGGGGGCTGCGAGGCAGGTGATGATGCCGAGCCCTGAGCCCGACCCGGAGCGGCTTGCCGAGGGCTTTCCGCTCGGGACCCACGTGCGCGAGCTGCTGTTCCTCGGCGACGGCGATTCCGAGCCGGTTTGGACCGCGGCCCACATGGCCCGCGCCGAAGCCCGCGCGCAGCTGATCGCCCCCGGCATCGAGGTCGCAACCGCCTGGCCGCCGCGGGGGCACGACTGGGCCGAGGTGATTGCAATGGCACTGCGTGGCGAGGCGGCATGAACAAACACGTCAAGATCCCCGCTGCCGTGCAGGCCATGCTCGATGCCATGGGGCATGAACCGCGAGCCGAAAACCCGGACCCTTCATCGAAGCCGGAGCCCGCAACCGCTGCCGGAGCACCCCAGCTGCCCGAGCCGGATGCGCCGGAACTGACCGCCGAGGAAATGCTGGCCGAATGCGCGGGCGAGCCCGAAACCGACATCGGCAACGGCCGTCGGCTCCTGATCCGCTACGGCAGCCGCATCCTGCACGTTGCCCGCGTCGGCTGGCACGGCTTCGACGGAAAGCACTGGAAAGAGGACGAGGACGGCTCGGTGGTGCGTCCCCTGGCCCAGAAAACGGCTGAGTTCATCGATGACGAGGCCATGGCGATGTCTGCCACAGAGGAGGAGGCCATCCTCATCGAGGCCGGCCAGACCGCGCGCAAGGAGCGGATCAAGATGGGCCGGCCCGCCAAGGACTGGCCGGCCGACAAGTCGCAGCGCTGGCTCGAACTCGAGGAAACCGAGGAGGCGGGCGAAGCCGCGTTGAAAACCGTCAAGGGCCGGCGCTCGGCGCGGCATCGCTTTGCCAAATCCTCCGCCGGCACGTCGAAGATCAACAACCTCTTGACCGAGGCCGCGCCGCACGTGGCCCGCATGGTCAACGACATGAACACCGATCTTTTCGCCTTCAACTGCACAAACGGCACGCTCCGCTTCGTGCGCGTCGAGGACGAGGAAAGCGACCCGGACGACCCGCGCTGGCGCTGGGAGGCACGGCTCGATCAGCACCGGGCGGGCGACTATATTTCCAAGCTCGGGCAGGTGGAGTATCGCCCGGACACGAAAGCGCCGGAGTTCCACAAATTCTTCCAGACCGTGCAGCCGGATCCCGCGGTGCGGCTCTTCCTGCAGCGCTTCTTCGGCTACAGCCTGCTCGGCCTAACCAAGGAACAGTGCCTGCTGTTCTTCTATGGCGCGGGGCGCAACGGCAAGTCGACCTTCATCGACCTGATGACCGAGATTCTCGGCAATTACGCCGTCACGCTGTCGGTCGACAGTTTTGCGGGCGAGGGCCGCCGCTCGGGGGCGGAGGCGACGCCTGACCTTGCCCGCCTGCCCGGTGCTCGGCTGGTGGCGGCAAGCGAGCCCGAAAGCGGCGTGCACCTGAAGGAATCGCTGATCAAGACGCTGACCGGTGGCGAGCGCATTCCCGTGCGCCGTCTGCAGCAGGAATTCATTGAAGTGATCCCGCAGTTCAAGATCGTCATGGTTGGCAACCACAAGCCGGTGATCCGCGACACGTCCGACGGCATCTGGCGGCGCGTGCTGCTGGTGCCCTGGGAGATCCAGATCGCGTCCGACCAGGTTGACCGACGCTTGCCGGAAAAGCTGCGCGCGGAGGCCGATGGCGTGTTCGCCTGGCTGGTGCGTGGCGCGCTCGACTATCTCACGCTCGGTCTCGCCGTGCCCGACAAGGTGACGGCCGCCACCAGCGAATACCGTGAGGACAGCGACCCGATTGGGGCCTTCATCCGCGCCGGATGCGTCGTCACCGGCTATGAGCACGACAGTTCGACACCTGACGATATCTGCGTCGGCTACGCCAACTGGGCGGCGCGCGAGGGGCAGCCGGAGTTCAAGAAATCGACCCTGATGCGTCGTTTCCCGGACTATGCCCGCAAGCAATGGGAGGGGCCGGACGGCATGATGCATGCCTTCCGAAAGCACAAGTCCTCGACCACCCGTTATGTCGGGATCAAGGTGCGCGACGAATATCTGCGGGTGCGTGGCGAGGGTGGGCCGGATGGTGGCGCGGGCTATGGCGACCAATGATGACGAATTACCCGCACCCCTCGCGTGCGCGTGGGGCGTTCATCCCGCTCCAATCCCCCGCCGCCCGGGACGATAGAGGGCAGCGAGGGAGGCTGGCGGAAATTCCGGGCTCTTGCTCCCCGTCTAAAGGGTTTGGGAAATCAATGATTTATGCGGCTAGGGAGGATAGGGAGGATATTTGCGGCGCGCGCGTGTGCGCAGTTTCTTTCAAAGGGTGTGGCCCATGAGAGAAAACACGGTGAAGCTTTGTATGCGTACGTCCTCTTTATCCTCCCTAGCCTCCCTTCCATCCCTGTCTTTTTCTTGAATCTCAACAAAAACAACAGGATGGCCGAAGGCCAGCAAGGGGGATCAGGGAAGCAAGCAGCCAAAAACGGGAGGCAAGGGGCAAAAAATGGGAAGCAAGCACTCGAAACAGGAAATCAGATCATGAAACAGATCCCGATCGTTCAATTGCTGGAATGGGCCTATCGGCACGAACTGCCCAAGGCCGAGCGCGCCGGCGGCGGTATGGGCGCGTCGGCGCCATCGTCTTGGGGCATGGTCTACAATCTCGGCATCCTCGGCACGGTGATCGATGCGCCGATCAACGGCTATGGCGTCGTTGCCATCGGCATGGATGAGGGCGACCCGCATCCAGATGCCTTGAAAGTCGGTGAAGCGGTAGCGCGTCTTGCGACTGCCCGGATCTCGATCGGCAATGACTGGTCGCCGTTTCCAGAGTGGGCCGATGCCGATGGTCTGGTGGCCGAAACTGTGAACCGCATCCGCCCGCGGCTGGCCTCGCTGTCCGGCAAGGAAATCCAGGCCATGCTGATCGCCCGCGCCGTGCTGGGCCGCAAACCCGACTGGCGTGGTGAGGAGCCGGGCCGGGCGATGATGATGCGTGGCGGGACGCCTGGCTGGTTCATGAAGGAAATCGGCAAGGACGCCTATGGAAACAGGACCGAACGCGAGGTAGATGGCTTCAATCCTCGCAGTCGGCGGCCGCGCCCTGGCGCCTATCGAAAGTTCCGGCTTTCGACCGATGTATCCGGCCTTGCGATCGACCGGTTTCGCCGGACCGTGTGGGCTCTGGCTGTGCGCCATGTGGCGCAAGAGGTCGCCGCTCGGCTTTCAAGCCATGAACTGACCGCCGAAGTGCCCACGCTGGCGCCCTGGGTGGCTGTCGCAGGGTTGGTGAGCCGACAGGACCCCTCTCACGCTGTGTCGCTTTTTCTTTGACATGCGACCGAAAGTTGACAATGCTCATCTCACCCTGAAAAGGGCAACTCGAACCCGCTGGCAACCCCGGCGGGTTTTTTCGTGGGAGAATGGGACGTGGCGGCTCTGGTGAGCGCATCCTTGACATTCGGTCTGACTGAGTTCGACAAGGCAACGCTCGACATTGAGCACAAGCAACTTCCGTTCGCCATGATGCTGGCGTTGAACGATACGGCCAAGGGCGCGCGCAAGGCGGTACAGAACAAGATGGGTCAGGTCTTTGATCGACCAACGCCCTTTGCGAAGCGCGGGGTGGTGTATGAGCGGTCAACCAAGGATGACCTCGACGCAAGGGTGGTGATCTACGGAAGCAAGGCTGCACACGGCGGATTGCCTCCTGCTTACTTTCTCGGGCCGCAAGTGGATGGCGGCAGGCGTTCGTTGAAGGCATTCGAAGTGCAACTCAAGGCGCGCGGGTTCTTGCCGGATGGCCATATTGTCGTACCGGCAGAACGGGCAAAGCTCGATCGCTACGGCAATGTGAGCCAGGGGCAGCTCAACCGCATCATGAGCGGTTTGCAGATCGACTATCGAGGCTCAGGAGCTAACCGCGTCGCATCGACAATGAAGGGCAAGGCCAAGCGGGCGCGTGGCTCTCGTCGAGGTTTTTATTTTGTCCCTGCCGCCAAGTCCAAGCTGGCGCCGGGTGTCTGGTTCGAGCCGGGCTTTCCCTACAGAGCAGTGTATCCGGTTCTGATGTTCGTCAAACCGGGTGGCTACGCCAAACGGTTGCCATTCGATGAAACTGTTGCCGCCTATTCGGCGGAACATCTGCAGAAAAACTTCACCCGGTCCTGGTCGCGCGCACTGCGCACAGCCCGCTGACCAAAACCTGACGCTGGAGGTGGGGTTACCCCACCCCCGGCCTTTCGGGTCCTTCCAGGCCGTCAGCGGATGCGGGTATTTCGCGCCGTGGGTGCTGGCCAGAGTGGATGAGAAATTGAAGCCTAAAGTCCGGGGCTAAAGTCGGGCCTAAAGTCAACTAAAGTGGAGCGCCCGCGCTATCCGGCCATTGGCGCATGCGATGCCGATGATCGATGGAACCGTTACGAAATCGGAGTTCGCGGAATACCTCGGTGTGACCGCCGGCCGCGTCTCGCAGATGATCAAGGCCGGGCAGATCGCGCCGGCCAGCCTGGCTGGTGAAGGCCGCTCAGCCCGGATCATAGTCGACAGGGCGAGCGCGGATCTCCGCCGCAATCTCGATCCGGCGCAAAGCCACGGCCTCAATGGCATGGCGACACGATCTGCCATTGCAAGCGGATCAACCAAACCGGATGGCGCGGCGGCGCCGGAGCAGCATGCGCTGCCCGACATGCTGCCGAAGGTTGGCGCACAGACGTCCCCACCGCTGCCTGCCGCGCTGGACAACACCGCCGACCTGATCGGCCGGGAGAAGTTGCGCCAGGCCGAGATCGCGACCAGGCGGATGCAGCGCGAGGAAGCGCTCGAGGAAGGCCGGTTCGTGCTGGCCGATGAGGCTCGCGCCGCAATCGCCTCGGCGGCTTCGAAGATGCTGTCGACCTTCGAATCCGGCCTCGCCGACATGGCCGACGCCATCGCCGCCCAGCACGGCCTGCCGCCGCGGGATGTGCTGCACACGCTGACCCGGGCCTTCCGGCAGATCCGCGAGGACGCCGCCCGCGCCTTCGCCAGCCAGCGTGACGCCATCATCGCCGCCGAGGCCGAGGCGCTGGCCCGCGCGGCGGAAGCCGGCGAAGAAGAGGACGACGAGCCGGCATGAGTTACCACGACCGGACGATCGCCAACGCCGAGGCCCTGCTTTTCGGTGCGCTGGCCGATGTCGTGGAGCCGCCGCCGCCGGTCGACTACCTGACCTGGGCCAAGGACAACATCGTCTTTTCCGAGCGCATCTCGGCAAAGGCGGGCGCCTACAACGAAGCAGCGTTTCCGTTCTTCTCGGAGATCCTCACCGCGCTCGGCCCGGACGATTCGTGCCAGACCATCACGCTGATCAAGTCCGCCCAGGTTGGCGGCACGGTCGCGGCCAACATTTTCACGCTCGGTTCCATGGCCATGGATCCGGGCGACCTGCTCTATGTCCACCCAACAGAGGGCAATGCGATCAAATGGTCGCGGCAGAAGCTGACACCGTTGCTCAAGGAAACCACGAGCCTCGCTCCGCTGTTTCCGCAGACGAGCCGCGAAGGTTCGAATTCGGTGCTCTACAAGGAGCGCAAAGACGGGCGCGGCGCCATTTCCTCGGGCGGCGCCAATTCACCGGCCTCGCTGTCGATGGTCTCGCCCAAGCGGCAGGTCCAGGACGATCTGGCCAAGTGGGAGAACAACCCGGCCGGCGATCCGGAAATGCAGGCCGATTCGCGGTCCAAGGCGTTTTTCAACCGCAAGGTCCTGAAGATCTCCACGCCGCTGGTCTGGCCCGGCTGCCGCATCACACGCAACTGGCTGGAAGGCAGCCAGGAAGAGTATCACGTCCCGTGTCCCCATTGCGGCCATCTCCAGGCGCTGCGCTGGGAGAACATGGAGCCGCATCTAGATCCGAACGCGCCCGACAAGGCGGCGTTCCTTTGCGTGGCCGATGGTTGCGGCGGGTTCATCGAGGAGCATCACCGGGCGCAGATCTGCAAGCCGGTGCATCTGGGCGGGAAGGCGCGCTGGGTGGCGCGCTTTCCCGAGCGCAAGCGCTACCACAGGTCGTTTTATCTCTGGGTTGCCTATTCCGCGCTCGAAGCCTGGGGCGAACTGGCGCGGCGCTGGTTCGCGGTCAAGGCCGGCAAGTCGGGCGACGCGGAAAACCGCGAGGCCGAGCAGGTCTTCTGGAACGACTATCTCGGCAAAGCCTTCGAAGGCGCGGGCGAAACGCTGCCCTGGGAAGATCTGCGCGACCGTGCCGCCGAGAAGGGGTTCAAACGCGGGGTCATTCCGCCTGGAGCGCTGGTCACCACCATCGGCGTCGATGTGCAGGGCGACCGCGTCGAGTGGCAACTGGTCGGATGGGGCAAGGGGCGCCAGCGATTTGTTATCGACCACGGCGTGTTTGACAGTTTCTCGGTGCCGCCGGGCGGCAAGCCGCATTCGGGGCACATCTCCGAGCCGGAGATCAAGGAACTGCTCGACGGCCTGCTGACCCAGACCTGGCCGGACTTCCTCGGCAACCGGCGCCACGCCAACATGCTGGCGATCGACGGAAACTATTCGACCTCGGACGTGTTCGAGTGGGCGCGAAGGCATCCCTTGAGCCGGGTCATCATGGTGCGCGGCGTGCCGCAGGAATATGCAGCCATCCTGGCCATTGTCCGGGGCGACAAGAACAACAAGGGCAAGGAGCGGAAGTACCGCAAGCGGTTCTACAACCTCGCCGTCTCGGTGCTCAAGCTGCATCTCTACCGGGGCCTGAAGAAGACCGATCCCGAGGCGATGGGCTACGTGCATTTCGCCGCCGGCCTGCCGGATGAATATTTCGTGCAGCTGGTCTCCGAGCGCCGGACCCCGGAAAAAACCCGCAACGGCGTGGTCGAGTACCGCTGGAAACTACCTGAGGGTGTTCGCAACGAGGCGCTCGACACCATGAACGCGGCCCAGGGCGCAGCCTATCGCCTGGGCATATTCCAGTGGGACGAGGATGACTGGGACGCGCTCGCGGCCCGGCTCGAAGTGCCGCCGGCCAGCCCGCAACTCGATCTCGAGGACGAGATGATGGCGGCGCCCGGCGGCAGGGCCCCCGCGGGACAGGCGGCCACCGCGCCGCCGCTTCAAAACAATCGCGTCGCCGCGGCTCTTGCCCGCGCCGCCGCCGCCAAGCAAAGACAGGGACAACGCTGACCATGGCCGACACCGCCACATTGCAGGCCCGCCTCGCCACGCTGGAGGAGGCCGAGTTCAAGCTTGTCGCCGGCCAGCAAGCCACAGCGCTCGGCTACAATGGCGAGAGCGTCACCTTCGTCGCCTCCGACCTGCAGCAGCTCCGCTCCATGATCCGCCGGATCAAACGCGAGCTGGGTGATCCGACCGCGAAGCGCCCATCCGCAAGGGGCTTCGTCACATGACCAGCGCGCCATTGATCTATGGCGCTGACGGCGCTCCTGTGCCAGAGAAACTGCGCGTCGCCGCGCGCGCCCGGTTGATGGCGTCCGCCTACCAGGCCGAGCGCTCTGATCACCCGAGCCTTGCCAACTGGCGGCCCGGCACCTATTCGGGCCAATCGGCGCTGGCCTTCGGTCGCGAGCAGGTGGCAGCCCGCATCCATGATCTCGCCCGCAATGACGGTTGGGCGAGTGCCGCGGTCTCCCGCGTGGTCGACGAGACCATCGGCTCGGGCTGGACGCTCAACGCCCAGGTCAACGCCCGCACCCTGGGGCTCACCCAGGATGAGGCCGACGATATCAACGACCAGATCGAGGCGCTGCACGAGGATTACGCCACCAACGACCCGGGCTTCTGGTGCGATGCCGAAAGGCAGACCAATCAGGCTGGGCTGCTGGGTCTCGGGATGCGCCACGATTTCCTCGACGGCGAGGCGTTCGCCCACATTGTCTGGCGCGGCGAGGACGGCAGCGGCGTGCCAATCGCACCCACCGGCTACGGCACATGCCTGCAGGTGATAGATCCTGCCCGGATCTCCAATCCAAGCGGGCGGATGGACACGAAAACCCTGCAGCAGGGCGTCGAGCTGGACGAGTGGGGCGCGGCCATCGGCTATCACGTCCGCCGCGCGCATCCCGGTGACCGCATCATGCAGGCCGCCGATGCCTGGACCTGGGATTACGTGCCGCGCGACATCGAGGGGCGGCCGAACTTTATCCACGCCTTCTCCAAGACGAGGGCGGGCGAGCGCCGCGGCATTCCGAAGCTGATCTCAGTAGTGCGCAAGCACAAGCAGGTTGCCGACATCGACGACATTGAGATGCAGGCCATCGCGGTCAACTCGGCGCTGGCGGCGTTTGTCACCTCGCCGATGGATCTCGAGGAGCTGGCCGAATCCATGGATGCCGGCAAGGTCACCGATGCCATGCGGCAGATGAGCCAGGGGCAGGAGGCCTATTACAAGGCGCTGCCGCTCAACTTTCGGGACGCGCAGGTCAATTTCCTGCACCCTGGCGAGGAAATCAAACTGTCGAAGCCTGAGCACCCGAATGCCAATTTCGAGCCGTTCTTCCGCCAGTCGCTCAGGAACATCGCCTCCGCTGCAGGGCTGACGTACGAAATGCTCACGATGGACTGGTCGAACGTGAACTATTCCTCCGCCCGCGCGGCGCTGCTGGTGATCTACAAGTCCTTGAACGCGGTGCGCGATCGCTTCGCCGCCCAGTTCATGGCGCCCTGGTACGGCGCATGGCTTGAGGAGGTCTTCGACCGACGGCTGATCAAGCTGCCGTCGCGCGCCGTGTCGTTCGAGGCCAACCGCGCCGGCTGGTGCGCCGCCGAATGGATCGGCACCGGGCGCGGCTGGATCGACCCGCTGCGCGAGGCGCAGGCCTCCGGGCTCCGCCTGTCGACGGGACAGTCCTCGCGAAAGGATGAGGCGGCCGAACAGGGCAGGGACTGGAAGAAGACGGCACTACAGACCGCGCGAGAGAAGAAGTTCTACACGAGCCTGGGCCTTGACCCAAATCCGTCCAATCTCGAAACCCGCACACAGTCTATCGCCACCACGCGCGACGAGGGCTCTCCCGACCAGGAGATCGAGGCCGACGTTAATGGCGACGCCGACGAAGAGGTCGGCGGACCCGCCCAGACTGGCAGCCGCCGCACCTCCCGTGTCCCGGGGATCAGGAGACGCTCATGACTGGCCTTCCTCACATCGCCGCCCGCTGGGTGGGCGTGCCCATCGCCATGCATCCCGGCAAGGCCGACATCATGGCGCGCGCTTTCGGGCCGCGCGTTTTCGGTGCTCCGGTGCGGCAGGTTTCGGGCGGCGAGCCGCATGCGGCGCTGCTGATCGATCCGATGCAGGATGCCGAGCCGGATTATGCGCGGCCCTTCATCACCAATTCGGTGGCGGTCATCGGCATCGAGGGCGTACTTTGCGCCAAGGGTAAATGGGTGGGCAAGAATTCGGGCGAGACCTCCTATGAGGGCATCATGGCGCAGGTCGCGATGGCCATGCAGGATCCCATGGTCAAGGGCGTGGTGCTCGAGGTGGACAGCCCCGGCGGCGAGGTCTCTGGCATGTTTGCCTGCGCCCGCGCCATCCATCAGCTTGCCGCCGTCAAGCCGATGATTTCGATCCTCAGCGACATGGCCTGCTCGGCGGCCTATGCGCTGGCGAGCGCGGCTGGCGCCATCATCGTTCCCGATACCGGAAGCGCCGGCTCGATCGGCGTCATTGCGCTGCACGCCAGCTATGCCGGCATGCTCGAAAACGAAGGCGTCGAGGTTACCATTCTCAAGGCGGGCGCCCGCAAGGCGGACATGAACCCCTACGAGAAGCTGCCGGACGACGTGCGTGACCGGTACCTCGTCGAGCTCGAAGGCATGCGGGTGAAATTCGCGGACATGGTCGGTCTCCATCGCGGCGACCGGCTGACAAAAGAGGCGGCTCTGGCCACGGAAGCCGAAACATTCTCTGGCGAGGCGGCGGTTGCCGCCGGCCTCGCCGACGCCGTGGCGGACCCTCACGAGGCGCTTGCCGCCTTCATAGAGGAAATCAACGGGGCGCAAGCCCGATAACCCTGGAGAAGATTATGAGCCTTAGCTCCATCATCCGGGCCGTCGCCGGCGGCCCGAAGAAGACCCGTGCCGAGGGAGACCAGCCCGAGGAGAACATGGAAGACGATATGCCCGTCACGGACGACGAGGAAAACACGGAGGGCGACGAGCCCCAGGACGACGAAGCCGCCGAGGGCGACCAGCCCGAGGAGGAAGGCGTCGAGGGCGACGAGGACGAGCCGAAGGCAGCATCCTGGCGCAATGGCAAGGCGGCGGGCTGCAAGGCGGAGCGCTCGCGCATGGCGGCGATCCTCGGCAATCCCGCCGCCGACGCAAATCCGGGGCTTGCCGCGCATCTGGCCTTCGCCACCGACATGAAGGCTGCCGACGCTGTCGCAGCTCTCAAGGCCGGCGGCGTCCCGGCCGGCGGCAAGCTTGCCGGCAAGATGGCCGGCGCCAACCAGCCCCGTCTCGGCGGCTCGCCTGCTCCGGCAGGCGGTCCGCAGTCCCAGCCCGACCGCATCGCCGCCCATGCGGCGGCGATCATCGAAGCCAAGCGCACCAAGCGCTCCAGGTAAGGCGGCGCACGCCGCCCATCCGTAACCCGACCGGTGGCGCTGAGCGCGACCCATAACTCAGGAGAGTCCCATGCCCGTATCAACTGGCAGCTACACCCCGGGAGACATGTATCTCGGCAATTACCCGCTGGCCGTCCGCGCGGTCACCATTGTCTCCGGCGCCGGCGTTCTCGTCCGCGGCACCGTGATTGGCCAGATCACCAGCGGTCTGAAGTACAAGACCGCGCTTTCGGCGTCATCGGATGGCTCGGAAGATCCGCGCCTGATCCTTGCCGAGGACGTCGACGCCACCTCCGGGGATGTGTCGGCCAAGGCCTACTGTTCCGGCGATTTCGACCAGAGCAAGCTCACTTTCGGAACCGGCATCACCGCATCGGCCTTCGAAGCCGCATGCGACGCCGCCGATCGTCCGATCTTCATCAAGACCCTGGCCTAGGCTCAACGCAGCCTTCCGCCGCCCCTTCCATCGTGACGCTGCCTTAAGGAGACACGTCCATGCCTACCTATTACACAACCGCCCAGGTGGTCGCCGCGGCCGAGGCTCTCGACCGTTTCAACCCCTGGATCCGCGACACCTTCTTCGGTTCAGTCGTCACTTTCGAAACTGAGGAAGTTCTGTTCGACAAGCTCGGACGGCGCAAGAAGATCGCGCCCTTCGTCTCGCCCAACATTCCGGGCAAGGAACGCGAGCAGCGCTCCCGCTCGGTGCGCGCCTACAAGCCGCCCTATGTCAAGCCGAAGTCGGGCCTCAACCCGTCCGACGCCATTGCCCGCCGCGCGGGCGAGGGATTTGGCGGCACCATGGCGGTGATGGACCGCTATGACCAGATGGTGCTTCAGACGCTGGCCGACCACGAAAACGAGATCACCGGCCGCGAGGAACTTATGTGCGTCGACGCGCTCAAGACTGGACAGGTGGTGGCCGTGGGCGACGGCATCAATG